AGATTAACTGGTAATGTTCAAAACGCAGTTGGTGCAATAGGTGATATATTTGAAAAAGGAACTGCTGCATCTAAAGGTGCCGCACTTGCAGAAATAGCTATTGGAACTGGTGTTGGTTTTATAAACGCATTAGACATAGCACAAAAAAGTGCAAAGGGTACTGGTCCAGCAGCAGCATTTGCATTTCCCATATTTTATGCGTCTCAAATTGCAGCAGTTTTAGGTGCGGTATCACAAGCTAAAAATATATTATCTACTGTAAAAGGTGGCGGTGGAAGTGGAAGCACTCCAACTGCACCAAGTGGTGGTGGCTCCGCACCTCAACCCCCAGCATTTAATATAGTGGGTGCAAGTGGTGAAACACAATTAGCAGATGCAATAGGTAGCCAAACACAAAGACCATCTCGGGCATACGTCGTGAGTAACGATGTAACAACGGCACAAGAAATGGATAGAAACATTATTGAAGGTGCTAGTATCGGCTAAATGCAAAATTAAAAACTAAACACGTTATATATTTATGAGGATAATAGAACTTATTTTAGATGAAGAAGATTTGGATGCTGGAGTAGAAGCAATTTCTATCGTAGAAAGCCCAGCCATTGAAAGTGACTTTGTTGCATTAAAGAACCAAGAGATAAAGTTAGCAGAAGTAGACAAAGAAAAGAAAATCTTAATGGGTGCTTTATTAATACCAGACAAGCCTATATACAGAAATGGTTCAGAGGGTGAGTATTACATATTCTTTTCAAAAGATACTATTGTAAAAGCATCTCAAATGTTCTTACAGAATGGCAATCAAAGTAGATCAACACTAGAACACGCACAAGCCTTAAATGGTTTAACATTAGTTGAAAGTTGGATAGTAGAAGATAAAGCCAAAGATAAAACTGCATTGTATGGTTTAGATGTACCAGTAGGAACTTGGATGGGAAGTGTAAAAGTAAACAATGAAGATGTTTGGAATGAGTATGTAAAGACAAACAAAGTAAAAGGTTTTTCTATCGAAGGTTACTTTGCAGATAAAATGGAAGCACCTAAAGAAAATATAGAAGAACAAATGGCATCACAATTATTAAACCAAATAAAAACAATAATAACAAATGAAAAGTAGATTAGAAAAAGTTTATAGCAAACTTCCAAACCAAAAAGTAGACCTTAAAACACAAAAAGTAGAGTTGTCTTTAATTGATAATTTAGAAAATGAAATTATACAATTATATAATATGGCAGAAAAAGCAGATAGCAATATAAAAAACGCTAAAGAAATTATAGAAAAAGTTAAAGATGAGGCTTTTGATTTTGTTGTTATTGACCTTCAATCCGCATTTACTAAATTACAAAATTCACTTGATGAGGCAAACAATAAAATGGAAGAAATTGGTTTAGATAAATCTTTATTAAAAACTTATTATGATGATACATATGATATAAAAAGAATATTTGATGATTTAATGAGTGAAATAGAAACTTTATAAATGCAAAGAAACAACAAAAATAAAACTTTTATACCTAGTAGAACATCACCTACTGGGGGTGGACGTGCTTGTTTATGTTGGGATACTAACAAGTATTCTATCTCTTGTTGTGATGGTTCTATGCAAGCACAAGGTATTGGTGTAATAACAAGAACAGATTATGATGCTTTTTTATTACAAGAAGATGGTGATTTAATACTACAAGAGGATAATGCAAAAATAATAATCTAATGGGAAATTTAAAAATATCTGCATTACCAGCAGCAACAGAATTACAAGGAGATGAAAATATAGTAGTTGTTCAAAATGGCGTTACAAAACAAACCACAGTACAAAATATAGTAAATTATATAGTACCTACAAGTTTAACAGTATCAGAGGGTACAACAGTTAATTTATCAGATTTAGCTTATGCAACATCTGAATTGATTGAATTATCTTGGAGTGGAGCAAATGGAACTATGATTTTAAATTTACCACTTGCTGCTTCAAATGTAAACAGAGTAATGAGATTTATATCTAATAGTGGTTTTGGTGCAGGTACTCAAAACGCAGACTTAACACCACAAGGTGGAGATACTTTAGATGGCTCAACAAATAAATATAGAATAAACAAAGCATACGAGGGAATACAAGTATGGTCTAATGGTACAGAGTGGTTTATAATACAAAAGAAAGCCTAAAATGCAAATTTTAATTTAATAATCGTTATATAAATAGTATGGAAAAAACAAAAATGTTAAATCAAATTAGAACACTTCTAAACATCGAGGTAAAACTTGAAGAAATGAAGTTGGAAAACGGTACTGTAGTAAGTGCTGATACATTTGAAAAAGGAAGTGAAATCTTCATTGTCACAGATGATGAGAAAGTAGCAATGCCAGTAGGGGAGTATATCCTTGAAGATGGTAGATTAGTTGTAGTATCTGAAGAAGGTATGATAGCAGACATTAGAGAAGTGTCTAATGAAGTACCAGCTAAAGAAACAGAGGATCTTGAAGAAGAAACTGTTGAAACAGAAGTACCAGCAGAGGTAGCTACAGAAGTTGAAGCAATTATTGAAGCAGTAGTTGAGGTTATTGCCCCAGTTATTGAAGAAGTAAAAGAAGAAATTGAAATGTTGAAAAAGAAATTTTCAGATATGGATGTGAAAGAAGAAGAAAAGAAAGAAGAAGAAAAGAAAGAAGAACTTTCAGCAGCTAGAAAACCAATTAAACACAATCCAGAAGCAAAAGCATCACAGAAAAAACAAATGCAATTTGCTAAAGGTAATTTTAACACAACACTAGATAGAGTATTAAACAAATTAAATAAATAAAAATGAATAAAAGAAACGTAAATTTAGCAACCACTACTAACATCACTACAACTTATGCTGGTGAATTTGCTGGTGAGTATATCGCAGCAGCTTTATTATCTGCATCAACTATTGACGATGGTGGTTTAACAGTAAAGGCAAACATTGCTTTTAAAGAAGTAATTAAGAAACTTGCAACAGACTCATTAGTGTCTTCTGCATCTTGTGATTTTACACCAACATCTACAATCACTTTAACCGAAAGAATTATTCAGCCAGTTGAGCTTCAAGTAAATCTTCAACTTTGTAAGTATGACTTCGTTAACGATTGGGAAGCACAATCAATGGGTTATGGTCTTGGTCAAACATTGCCACCAAAGTTTTCTGATTTCTTAATTGCTCAAGTAGCTTCAAAAGTTGCACAGAACACAGAATTTTGTATTTGGCAAGGAGATACTGCGGCGGGAACAAACAACTCTTTTGATGGGTTCGAGAAACTAATTGCAGCAGCAGCAACTGCGGGAGATATTCCAGCAGCACAACAAGTTGCAGCAGTAGCGGGTGGATTGTTATCTACAAACATTATTGACGAACTTTCTAAAGTAGTTGATGCTATTCCAGCACAACTTTACGGAAAAGAAGACTTGTTTCTTTATATGGGAACACAAGCAGCTAAACTATATGTTCAAGCACTTGGTGGATTTGGATCAAATGGTTTAGGAGCAAATGGTGTAAACAATATGGGAACACAATGGTGGAACAACGGAAGCCTAACGGTAAACGGTGTTAAAATCTTTGTTTGTCCAGGTATGTCAGCAAACAAAATGTATGTTGCAGAAAGATCTAACTTATACTTTGGAACTGGGTTGTTAAACTCAACTCAAGAGGTTAAGGTGCTAGATATGAGTGATTTGGATGCTAGTAACAATGTGAGAATGGTAATGCGTTTTACAAGTGCAGTACAATTCGGTATCGCATCTGATTTAGTAGAGTACGCATAATTAATTAATTAATCAATAAAAAGGGGTGGGTAGGTAATCTGCTCACCCTTTTTTTTAAAACATAAAAACAATGGCTTGTACATTAACAACGGGTAGAAAACTACCTTGCAAAAGTGCCTTTGGTGGCATAAAAAAAGTGCTATTTGCAGACTTTGGTAATATTGGAGATATTACAGTGGGTGCAACTGGTGAAACAACTTTTACGGGAACACCAACTTGGTTTGAATTTGAAGTAAAAGGAAATTCATCTTTAGAGACAAGTGTGACTTCGTCTAGAGAGAATGGAACTACATTTTACACACAAACTTTAAATCTTACATTAACTTATCTTGATGCAGAAACTCAACAAGAATTACAAAAACTTGCAGTAGCAAGACCTTATATTGTTGTTGAAGATTACTATTCAAATAGGTTTTTAGTTGGAGCAGAAAACGGTGCAGAGTGTACGGGTGGTACAGTAGTAACTGGAGCAGCAGCGGGTGATTTAAGTGGGTTTACACTTACGTTCGAAGGAATGGAAGAAACTGCACCTTATTTCTTAGATGCAGCACAAACATTAACACTATCTACTGAATACATAAATCCAACTGGAGTATAATTTATTATTTAGTTAAAATTAAGAGCATCCTTTATAGGGTGCTTTTTTTTTGTTTTTACAAATTAGTTATTTTTATACGTTATATAATTGATGATACTTTTAAAACCACAAGCTACTAATAGATTTGCAATCATACCAAGAGAATACGTAACTAATGCAGTTATGGTTTTAAGAGATGATAGCACAAATGTTTCAGTTAAATATAATTTAGTACCAAGAGTTGATGGTGTAGGTAATATTTCTATTGAAAATGATACTTACCTTATATATGGTTTTGAATATGTAAATTTAGTTGAGGGTCATTTTTATGATTTAACTTTATATTCAAATTATGAAGAAAAAATTGTTATATATAAAGATAGAGCATTTTGTACTGCACAAAAAGATGCAATAACAGTTGATAACGAATTTTACAAAATAAATAAAGACCAATATACAACGTATGATGGTAACAATAATGATTACATTGTAATATGAGAAAAAGAAATGAAAAGGGACAATTTGTAAAAAGCAAAGTGTCTGAATTTGGGTTTGTAAATTTAAGTACATACACATCACCAGAGGTAAAAGAAGTTAATGGTGCTGATTGGATTGAATACGGGGCTGATAACAACTATTTTCAATTCCTTATCGATAGGTATAACGGTTCACCTACAAACAATGCAGCTATAAACGGTATATCACAAGCTATTTATGGTAAAGGTTTAAATGCTACAGATAGCAACAGAAAACCTAATGAGTATGCACAGATGGTTTCTTTGTTTAGAAAAGATGTAGTGCGTAGGGCTTGTTATGATCTCAAACTTATGGGGCAAGCTGCAATACAAGTTATCTACTCAAAGGATAGAAGCAAGATTGTTCAGTTAGAGCATATGCCTATTGAAACATTAAGAGCAGAAAAATGTAATGAAGATGGAGAAGTGCCAGCTTATTACTATTTTAATGATTGGGCAAACATAAAAAAGACTGATGAACCATTAAGAATACCAGCCTTTGGTATGTCTAATGAAGAAATAGAGATATACTACATCAAACCTTATAAGAGTGGTTTTTATTACTATTCACCAGTAGACTATCAAGGTGGTTTACAGTATGCAGAACTTGAAGAAGAAGTGTCTAATTATCATTTAAACAACATAATGAATGGTTTAAGCCCATCAATGTTAATTAACTTTAATAATGGTACACCTAACCAACAAGAAAGACAATTAATAGAAACAAAAATAGCACAGAAGTTTTCTGGGACAAGTAACGCTGGTAAATTCATTTTAGCTTTTAACGACAATAAAGAAAGTCAAGCAGAAAT